CCAAAATAAACACCCATGATTTAGATAGATACTTCTGTAGGTGCTCCATTTGCTTCAAAACTAATGTCAGCACTTAACACTTCACCAACAGAACTATTCATTGATATTCCAGTAATTAAAGTCGAAAAGGTAATAAAGCGACCATTAGCAGAACCATCAATTACTTTTAACTTTAAAGTGGCAGCACTTGAATCAGCAGCCGTTCCATCACCTGCTCCACTTCCAGCCTTAATACATTTATTAATTAACTTTGTTACATCTCCACCAGCACCAGCAGAAGCTTGATAGTAAAACAATCTTGCACTACCGCTATAGCTGCGAACACCTGCAACAATTGTCCTGTCTGTATCTTCTAAAGAAGTTGTTTCAAGAACAGCTTGTGAACTAGAGAAAGACCAAGACTGAACTTTTGCGGCCTGTGTGCCGTCAATAAATAGTTGCCCGTCTTTTCCGCTATAAAAAGGCACGACCTAAAAAATCAATACGTTGTGTTTATTCTACGGTGAATCGAGACAAGCAACAAAACTACAACTAACATTACTCTTTCCTTTAAAACTACTTGTGATATTTGGAGGCCCAGAATATCTCCATAATAAACCTGATCCAGACTCTTCTAAAAAAGCAGAAAGACTTGTGCTATCTAC